ATTTAGTGATTGCTAAATCATATTCTCCTATCTTACAATGTTTGGAATCTTTAACAAATTGTCCAACAGTGGTAAAATTTTCCATCTTACCTTCAGCTTTAGTAATTCTGATAGTGAAGAATTTATACTCTTCTCCTATTCTTTCATATTCAGAAGCTAAAGATAATAAGAAATGTCTGTTGAGTAACAGAAAACGATCACATATGCCTAAAGCTCCCCCTATAGGCTTCACTAAGCCAGTAGGAGTAACTATTTCTAAAAATACCATATTCTTTCTAAATACTTTGTCTTTTATAGATACACCAGTAGGATCACATGATTGTGGAGTTGCTTTCATAGATTCCAGTATTTTACTATAGTTCTTTTTGGTAGTCTTGCCTTTCTTGGCAGATTTAGAGCTATTTCCAAATGATTGAGAAAAGTACTTGTGTAATACGGAATCCTTTTCTTGAACTAAATTGATCATTCGTGATTGAGAAACATACACTTCATCATTATATCTGTATAAAGATATATTATTATCAAATGCAGTTGTCCAATTTTCCTGATTTACAGAATTTATAAAATGTTCTTTAAAATTCGGTTTATCTTCAACATATTTCTCAAAAGGAATCCATTCATCTTTCTTATCATCAAATATCTCCATTGATTCAACTTGATCTATTTGGAAGATGTAATCCTTATATATTGCTGGAAACATCCATTTTAAAAATGCTCCTATAGCTTTGGCTATATATCTAACTACTACAGCAGTTAATAGTCCCAAAGCCAAATATATAAAGAACTTTGGAATTTTCTTGATCCAATTATTGTATTTAGTTAAAGGTGAGCTTGCATCTAGGGACTTAAGAGAATTAGTTTCCTCATAAATGGTATCCATGATACTAGAGGCTCGAGGGGTATTTAGAGAAGATTCATAAGGGTCGAACATAGATAAATATTCAGTGCTTGGAGACGCACTTTGTGGTCTGACGGTTTTTATCTTGTCAACATATTTCTTTCTATACTTCTCAAAAGTTTCTTTGGATAGATTTTTGTTCGCTCTATACCAAGATTTCCTTTTGATGTATTCTGATTGGGTTAGTTGTACTAATTGATCAAAGTTCATGGCTTGCGCTTTAGGTAATACTTTACCATCAGCATCCACCAACCAATATTCTTGTACATCTGGAGTGAGTATGGTAACCTTCTCTCCATCGATTTCTTGTGTAGGAAGTTTATTTAGATCTAATTTTCTACTAAAAATATCATTAGTTTTTGAATCCTCTGTACAATAATCTAAGTTGACTGTTACACAAACATCTACTATCATCCTACGAACTAGAGCTTCCACACATCTCAAACTATTTGTCTCCAATTTTGTCATATTGGTGGACATAAGAAGAAAG